AACCTTTGGCACAAATAGATCAAATAAACCCATGTGCAAATTGTGTCAGGCTTATACGATCAACCCACCATGATGTCAAGATCATTCTCTGGGCGTGTCGCAAAATGTGTCGCAAGTGCAACTGCCACCGCACCGCAAACGACCGACTGTGACGCCCGTCGTCCAATAACCCAGCCACCGTCACCACGACGCAATTGCACCGCTGCCAAAACTTCTTCCGACAATTGTGCCTGCCCACGGTGTTTCAAACGACCCGAATTGATTGCTGACAACATTTCGTCACACGCCTGCGGGTAGACGCCGTCCATGTCGAAAATTGGGATTCCAGCAGGTGCAAGGCGGGCGGCTACGGCTGCGCTGGTCTTTCGGCTATACAAAACGTATTCGGTTGGGTATTTGCGGGCATAATCGGCAAGATCGTTGGCAATTGCCTTATCGTCCAGTTGGAGATCGTTTTGCCAGGTGTGCAGCAACTTCACCACAAATTGTTCGCCGCCAATTTTCTGCGCCCCAATTAGACTTGCGTGTCTTCGATCGGGCGAAAGATCGATTGCCAACCAGGTCAATTTGTCAATGTCCAGGTCGACCGACTTATCCAGGCAGTTACCCCATGAAGCCGCGTCCACTGCGCTATTGATAGCCACAACCCAACGGCACAACACTTCAGTCATTACGACGTCAGGCGGGTCGTTCAATACCGATTTGATGTTGTCGGCGTGAATCAGTGTGCCCATTGAAGGATTGGCGTGCCGCGCATTGTCCACGCTGATTTCGTCAGTTGGTGCTGACCATTCAAAATAACCAATGTCGTCTTCAACGCCTGCAATGGAAGCCAGGGCACGATCGCGAAATTGATTCAACACAACACTGCTGGAATCGCCTGCGTTTGTGTACGCCATAACCATTGGATTGGTTGCAGCCATAAGCGTGTATCTAAGTGACGCAAAACTTTCAATGTCAGTCATTTCGCGCAATTCGTCCAGGTGAATCGTCGAAGGTCGCGAAACACCACGGGCAGCCGAACCACCCGCACGCACAATAAAGCGATTGCCTGTAAGGGTTTCAATTTCTTCACCGCCGTGTTGCCAGCGAATCTTTTTGACCTGTTTCGCCAAGGAATCATTCTTTTCAATGATCTGCACCATTGCCCTGAATTGTTCCAGCGACGTGGACAAGCGGTGCGCCGAACCGATTTGCAGATTTTCGTCCCATAGAAACAAGCCGCCCAAAATACGAATCAGCTGAAGAAAGGATTTTCCATTCTGACGTGCAACCACGATCGTGTTTACGGGTGAAGCCCAGCGACCGTCAGGCTTGACTTTGTGTGTGTGGATAAGCGCGAATTTTTGCCATTCCATAAGTTCAATGCCCAAACTGGTGGCAAGGTCGATCAATTCACCCCCGCGTGAAGGTAAATCGTTCAGTGGGGTGTGGATTCGGGGGGTTTGAACGCCAAATAGGGCATTTGTGGGTTCTGTGTCCCTACCCAAAACCGTTTGAAGCCCATTTAAGCCTGTTTCGGTCGGTTGGTGACCTTCTATGACCTTCTCAGTCATTTTCGTGGCTTCTTGAGTCGTTTTGGGGGAGAATCAAACACGAAAGGGTCAGGGGTGTCCTAGGTTCACTAAAAAACCTACCCCCCTTCGCTGAATTGCAACTTCCGCATAAAGTTTGCAGATTCCAGTCGTCGTCAGTGCCGCCTGCTAGGCGTGGCAGTATGTGATCGACGGAATTGCCTTCCCCACCACATGCTTGGCAAGTGTAACCGTCACGTTGAAGGATACGCTGACGAATCTTTCGCCACTTAGATGTTGAACCATTGTCCTTCAATGCGCTTGCCATTAGTACCAGTTCCTTTCAATGTGGAACGCCCACGCCTTGCATGGTGTTTGATAACGCTTTGTTATGTATCGAAGTGTTGCGTCAATTTGCCTAAACGGGTCAAGGTCACGGTAATGCGTTGACCGCATTTGACCCAAACCGAAATGCGAACCGTTCTTCGCCCGATACGACCAACGACTTTCCTTTGTAATGATCTTGTTGAAACACTGGAATTCTTTATAGTCAAGAATCCTTGAATGTGCATAAAGTTTCAAATGGTCTATTGAATAATTAGCAGCTGAAGCAGGGCTTGCCCCTATCAGTGCGACGAAGCCAGTGATTAACAACAACAATTGAAGTCTTTTTTTATTTATCTTTTTCTTTTCAAGATTATTTGAAAGAACTTCATTCTTATGTAAAACCCTTAAATGCGGGGTGTTGTTGTATGCGTCAAGCGTACACCCCCGCGTCAAGTGATGAATAACTTTACGCATGGCGTTGGGCGTGTCCCACACCTTTTGCACCCTTGTGGATAACGCCTGTGTATAACTTTTAACGTGTAATGATCTCAATTGAACCCCACCCTTCACGCTTGACTTCAGTTTTTGACACCTGCAATTTGCGGTGTTGTTCAATGACCACACTGTTTTTGACTGGGAATTCCCTGTCTTGTTGTGCCTGCAATAGCAATTCCCGACGTGTATCAAATACAACCAAACGGGTTTCCAATGCCAGGCGGTCAGCCAATGCAAGCCACAACAACCTGTGCGTTTTCATCACATGGGTTGCGTCAGCAATTAAGTCATAACCCTGTTCAACCGCCATGATTGCCTTTGTGCGCATGTGGCGGGTGTAGGCGTTCACGTCCATGTCTTTGATTGCCCTGATTGCGTCAATGTTGTAGACGTGTTCATTGCCTGTTTTGTTGTTTCGAACCCAGGTTGATTTGCCCGCCCCTGGTGCGCCCATAAGTACGGTGATCACTGGTGACCCCAGCCTTTGCCCTTAAACAAAATCCCAGGTGCGGAATAGCGTCGATTCATTGGTTGCCCGCAGCATTGTGCGTCACGTTCTTCATGGATTGACTTATCCACTTCAACACGGATTTTGCACACCGTGCATTCAAACTCATAGATTGGCATTTGAAGTCCCTATCTGTGCAACCCCCATGACTTCGCACTTCGTGCATTGAATTACTTCCACACCGTCGGGCAGGTTGTCCGTAATCTTGTGAATCAGCTGCACCGTGATCTTCTTGCATTTCCTGCATTCAAATTGCACTTTGTCCATAGTTGCTTCTCCGTAAGTTTTCGATCGGCTGAAGATTGATTTGGGTAACCCACCAATTTGGTTGTTTACTGTGGCGATACTTCGGGCGTTGCGCCATTGCAATGGGAATCCAACCAGCAATGAAATAGTGCGGTGCTTGTCCCGTTACCAAAACGGCAATGTCGTTTGGTCGATCGTATTCATGAATTATCAATTGCCCGGTGACGTACTTAGTCCAACGAACTTCAATGGCATTGCCAACGTCTGCCACACCTTTGAACTTTTGTTGATACGGGTCAAATGGAAGATCGAAGTATTTTGCAACCGCCCATTCACTGCCAATTGCTTCAGCCGTTTCAACTAGGTATTCATAAGTTGACAGGTCTTTTTGGTACCGCTGGGGATTGGACATTGTTTTGCCTGTATCCGTTTCCCATTTGATTGCAGACAACATGCAAACCATTTGTTCTTCATGCGTCAATGTCATTTTCACCGACAACCACCACACAACCAAGCAAGTTTTTCGCCCGCTTGCCCTACCTTGTATCCGAAGGCGTCCAGTTTCATGATTATTGCGCACCCGTCGCATTGTTCGACCTTGTATTCGGCTATTACTTCACCGTTTTGCAATAGTTTGGCGGTCATTGATTGCGGATAAATGATTTCCATTAGGTCACTCATACTTGTGGTTCCCATTTCCCAGTTGATCGCAACACGTACCAACGCGGCGTGCATTGCGTTGCCTTTGTGCGTTCAGTGCAAAAGTACCCGCCCCAAGACTTTGGCGCGCCTTCGTGTGATTGCTTCCAAATCATGTGACCGTGACTGCACTGTGGTGCTTCGGCTACCAATTGACCACCCAATTGTTTTGCCACTTCGTCCATTGATGAACCCAGTGACGGGATTCCCGATTGTTCGGCTTCAGCTGCGGTCTTGAAACTTGGCACGTCACCAAACTTCTTTGACCACGGGTCATAATCGTCAGCCGTTGACTTGGCAACGCTGGTGCTGATTGTTTCGACCTTCTCCATGTCCTGACGGGTTGGTCGCTTATCCGTGCCCAGCAATAAACCAATAGCGCGTCCAATGCTGCTGGTGCATGTATCTTCGACAAAAAACTTTTTCATTTGCACGTTGTAAGTTGCGACATTGCCGAATGCGTAATCGATCGCCGAAGGCTTTTGGTCTTCGTACTCTTTGAAGATTTGGGTCTGAACTAGAATAAAACCCTTCTCCGCATTGAATTCAATAATGTTGTTTTCAATTCGACCCGTTGGGTGTGTTTCCCAAAAACGCTTGATTCGCGCTGCTACGTCTTCGTAGTTGTCTAGAAAGCCAGCCATTATTTGACCTCTTTAATGTCTGAAGGTATTGCAATGATCGAAGGCTTTGCGTTTGCAATGTGGCGTCTGATTGCCTTACGCCGTGCAATGCCTTCACGCTTGCCTTCTTTGAAGCCTTTTGCGTATCCCGCAGCAGCTGAAACAACCATAAGAATGATCACCAGCACCAAACGCCCTAATGTCTCAGGGTCTAATAAATCAAGTACCATTTTGAATTCTCCCGATTCTAGGCGGTAACTGCTACCACCTGACATCAGGGTGACGCATGATTGGCGCGCG